TTTTATATCATAAGGTTCTTTTGAAACAATGTTATCATTCATCATATGACTAAAAGGATACCTTGTCCATTTACTTTCATCTATTTCTGCTTTTAAACAATCTAAGAAAGGTAAAGGTGCTCCATCAATCATTTCCCACACATTGTCAAAACCTCCTATGGGTCTACCTAACATACATGCCGTAGACATACTTGTAAAAACATAAGGTACATTTCTTTTATCTAAAAAGTTTTGCAGAAGTAATACGTCTTTACAAAAACTAATCATTGCTTCATGATAATTTAACATATAAGCCTGCCAATATTGACTTGCTTTAGTTACATTGTTATAAAGTTCTGACTCATATCCATATTGTTTAAGTTTGTCTACAGAAATCCAAAGGTTAGGTGTGCCAAATGATTTCAAAGTACTTTCACTTTGTGTTGCAACATCTTCAATACTTCCTGTAGGTATAAGTCCAAAATAGTTTTCCCATAGTTCATTGTACCATTCACTTCTATAAGGACTTGTCCATTGCACAATAACTGCATGTGGCGTATATTCTTTTACACCTTCTATTGTTGTTCTCACAATTCTATTATTACTAGCACCGCCTTTGGAAATATTTTTTATCGTTACAGGTTGGTCAAATAATTTTACTAATTTTGTGGGCCATACCCAAGGCTTTGGCGGAAGTACTTCTCCCGTATATCTATCTTCTGTGTCACCATGTCCAAATGTAAAACTACATCCATTAACTAAAACACGTTTTGTCATAACATTTTTGCCTGTACTTGGTTTTTTATTTTATTATCACTTGCAAATTTTACTATGCTGGCAAGTGTTAGTAGTTTACCATATTTATTAACTGCATCTGCGGCATCTTTACAATCATTGCTCCAAGGTGGAAAACTTATTTCCCAACCTAATTCAATTGCTTTCTCAATTAAATCTTTACCAGCACTATCTCTATCAGGACAAAGTATAACACGTTTGTTTAGTTTGTCTATAAGATGTGCTTGTTCAGGAGTAACTCCATTTCCTAATACACTAATACCATCTATTAGTATTGCATCAAATACACCTTCAACAACAACTACAAAGTCTCTATCTGTGTCTACAAATTTATCTATGTTAAACACATAACCACTTTGCATGTTTAACAAATATTTTGCAGTTTCTTTGTTCGGCGGATTTATGTGTCTGCCTGTCCAACCAACAAGTTCATTATTATACAAAAACGGAACAACTAATCTAGCATTGTACATGCTGTCATTAAAATGTAATAATGGATACTGTCCTAATAAACCACGTTCAATTGCATATTGTTTTACTTTGTGGTCGTCGGGTAAATTATCTACTACTTGGGTATCTTCTGGCAAATCAACTTTTTTGAAGTTTGCCGCACTATACACATAATCATCTGTTTCACTTCTGTCCAATGCATCACCATGTTTCATCAGATTCAAGACAACTTTGTGTATATCACTAGTGGATACACCCAACGACTCTACAAGTTTTTTGTACTTACCGCCTAGTTTAGGGGACGGTGCCCAACCTGTAGTGTAACCGCAATTAAAACAATGATAACTTATTTTAGAATTGCTTTGTATTACACCACCACGTTTTCTTTTATCACTACACATTGGACAATTGAATGTAGTCCAACCACTAGGAGTTTTGCCTGCATTTATAGGCAAATTGTCCATTAGTAATCTGTGTACTTCGTCAACTAGTTCATGATGATGCATAACAACACATTATAACACCCAAATGAAATAAAGTCAACTAGTTTCTTAATAAAACTTTGTCTAAAGTACCAGCAGAATTATCTTCGTATTTTACTCTAATCCAATTAGTGTTTATAGTAAAATTAAAAGGATCTATGCCTGTAAAGGTTGTGAAAGGTAGTTTAGATTCATTACCATCTCCAGTAGGATTAATGTCATACCAATCACTTGGTTGTGTTGGTGTACTTTCCAATGCACTACCTTGTATTGTGACATTACCTGTAAAGCCTGTCATGTAAAATGCAATAGTGTGTCTGCTATGTCTGAAATTCTTATCTTGATTTCCATACATGGCACTACTAACATATACATTAGAACTTTCTTCTGTAAATGATGTTTGACTTTGTGAAGCAACTGGTTCATGTTCCAGACTGCTTTTAACTTCGAGGTCTGTTATAATTTTGTCGTCTTGATTTGCATACAATGGGAACTGAGTTACACCGCTATCAGAACTTTCTGTTACTGCTAGTTGATAAATTCCAGGTTCTAAATCGCTTAGGTCACCAGGTACAAGACTTAGTTTTGCTTCACCTGTTGTACCACTACTAACTAAAGTTAGTGGTTTGTACATAACCCTTCTTCTAGTATTTGGATTTAATACACTAGCATACAACGTTTTTGTACTAATATTTTGTAATGCTCTATCTCTATTACGCACATAAAAGTTTAATTGATTGTCAAATCCTTTATGTACTACTAATCTTTGTTGATTCATAGGTCTGTTATCCACTTTTATTCCATCCGTAGTCAATACCAAGTCTACGGACTGATAATTTAATATATATAATGTTTTGCTACTTGCATACGACATAAATTAATACCATCTTTGTCTAGTATTTATCATATGTGTTTATAAATATCTAAGATGACTAAACATGAAGAACTACAAGAAAAGTTTCCCTTTCTCACAGGTATTGAATTTTCGGAAGAAGAATTTGTAGGAATAGTACAAAATAAAGACGCACAAATACTAAGTTTTTACGACATAGAAAAGTGTAGGAACGATGATGAGAAAAAATTATTATTAGAATTAGGTGATTTATGGTGGTGGGAAAGTAATAGACTATTGCCCATAGATGTATTTTTATTTAAAGAAATGCAAGATTTTAGACATTGCCTTAGAACATTTGTACTTAAAGAGACTGAAGTTTTATTTGGTCCAGTAACAAGTATGCAAAATATTCTTAAAAAGAGAATCAAAAGAAGAACAGTACAATTGGTTAAAAAGGTAGACTAACCTAATTGCTCAACCATTAAATTTAATTGAACACATATAGCAGTTGCATATCCAATAGCATGACTGCGTTTAAAGAAATAGTCATCTGTTTTTGTCCAAACTTCTTTTTCTACTTCTTCCCAACTTTTACCAACTAGATATCTTTTACCAGGTCTTATCATTGCAAGTATCATTGCTAACTGTTCTACACTTGTAGGCTTGTATTGTTGTACAATATCAAAATGGTTGTTTATGTGGAACAGTTTTTCTACCACTTCTTTATGACCAAACAATTCCCACAAAGGTTCATCATTCAATAGTTTATTAAGATGTGTTTCATTTTTAATACCTTCATATATGTGGTTGTTTAAAAAGTCAACTTTAAAATATCCCATCTCTTCTGCTTCTTTGTGGTCTATTGTACTGTATCCTTCTATAGGAAAACTTGGAATAGGTTGGAAGTAAACACCAGTGTTGTGTTTATCAAACACATCATCTTTTTTAATACTCGCAGGTATGTGTTCAACAAGTTCTAAAAACTTGTTTCTATCTGCCATATCTATGTCTACGTCAAAATTAATCTTCATTTTTTTAATAGTATTCTAATACAGGTAATTATTATACCTCCAAATACAAACCATGTCAAGAAGTTATACCACCATGATGTCATATATCTTTTCCTTTGTATTCTTCTGCAAGTGGAAATATTTTAGCAATAACATCAGCAACTGCATTAGCAATATCAATATGTTCTAATTGTGTACCATTGGCACCTCTCAACTCAATGTAGTGTATCCAACTTCTTAAAGTACCATTTACATACATTCTGCTTTTAGTATTTCCTTCGGGCAGTACTGCTCTTGCCTGTTCTTTGGCTATGCCATGTTCTATTGCCCAAGTGTAAGCATATCTAGTTTGCCTAATAATGTCTTTTTGTAATTCTTGCCACTTACTATCTAATTCATAGTCATCTGTAGGAATACTGTTTTGCCTATTTTTAGGGTCTTGCATTCTTGCTTCTCTAACTTCAAACTCTAAATCTTTTGTAGGGTCTGCATATCTTTGACTGAACTCTTGGAAACTGAAACTTCTGTGCCTCAAAATTTGTCTTGCAATATCTCTTGTAGTTTCTATTTCCAAACAAACACTAACCATTTCTAATGGTGACCAATGTTTATGTTTCATCAAATACTTGATAAGTTTTTCACTTGTCTCACTATTCATTTGATTGTCAGGGTTACTTACTCTAGCACAAAAGGCAACAAGTTCTGTTGCACTTGCACTATCTATAATGTAACTACCATCTGACTTACTGTAACTAATTAAATTAACATTCACTTATCCAATCTCCTTGTGTTTTTATAAATGTTTCTGCAATTTTTTCATGCAGTTCTTTTGTGTAATGCGACTTTATCATATTAAGATTTTGCTCTTGCCTTATCTTTAATAATGCTTCATGTGAACCAAATACTTCTTTGCTCATATCCCATGTGTCAAACATCTTTAAATTTTTTGCCAGTGTGTTCAAAGACGTCAATTCAGGCATGTGATGTACAAATTTTAGTTTTACGTTTTTTTCATCACATACTTTTTGTATTAATGCTAATGTTCCAAAAAACCTCATAACATGGCTGTATATTGGTAGTTTAAATACTTCGTCTAAATCGTTAGGGCCTGCAGTATAATTACCCCAAGAATCATATTGGTCGAATTTATAAATGCGATCCTTTTGGAATGCACGTGGTTTTGCTTTATCATCTGCTCCTAACATAGATACCCAAACTAAATTACCTTCTCTTGCTTTATTTTTAGAAGGATTAGGCAACCATTTTAAAAACCAATCATCAAATTCTTGTTCTGCAGTTGGTTTGGCAAACAATGCCTCCATTCCAGGTATGTTATCATACTCTGATTGATAATGGCTCTTAAACCATTCTTCTGTGTATTTTATTTTTTGATTACCGTTTTTTATGTCCTCTGGTAATGCAGGTAATTGTTCTTGGTCTATGTTATTATCATGTAAATGTAGATGTGTTGCTCTTGTAACATAATACAAACAATGTGTAATACTAGGATCTTCCATTATCCTACCTATTGTAACGTACCCATTTGCCTGTACATCACTAAAAGGAATGCCTTCTAATTTACATTTAAGACCAAAATGTTCTGCAATTATTTCGCCATGATGTTTGTGTTCAGGATCTGCAACTGCATAACTGTCACCTGCAAACAATATTGTACTCATATGTTTGCCTCCTCACATGCTGATTTAATTTCTTTTACTTCTTCCTTATTATTTGCAAACAACTTCATCCAAAACGGAGGATCAATAAAATCTTTAATCATTTCTACTTGTTCATCATTAAATTTCTTTAACAGTTCATCTCCTGTTTTACTAAGATAAATTACCCAAGGACTAATTTTTGCACTTCTAATATCATGTACTGCTCTACTAGGCGATACAAGTTCAAAATAAGACTGCCAATCATTATCAGTTTCTTCACTCCATTTAGAAAGATACACAACAGTTCTTTCTAATGCTCTAAGTCCTGTTTCTTTTCTCACAAAGTCTTGTATGTAAGTGTTATAAGATTTGTCTGATGTCCATTGTTTTAACTTTACACCTTTTGTAATTAACCATTCTGTGTACTTCTCTGGTTCTAACCATTCATTGACTTGACATGCTCTACCATACTTTACAAAGGCTTCATAATATGGACTCATGATAAAGTCTTCCATACTTTTAGGTTGCTTTGCACTAGTGTTTAACTCATAAAACATTTGAAATGCTCTGTGGCTTAAACGTATGTGACTCATTTCTCTATCAGTCCAACGTCTTTTCTTTACGCACATATGAACTGCAAGTGTGCTTTCACTTCTGAACTCTTTGCCACACCATTTGCATTTCATTTCTTAAATATTTCCTTTATTGTTTTATCATCCAAACCAAAGTCTTTTGCCATTTGCTTTAGGTCATCATCACTGTTTATACTTAACAATAAATCAATTTCATCTTGTTTTAAATGTGGCAAAATATCATTAACAAAATCCACCCTTTTACTTTTCTTCTTTCTTGCATTAGGTGGTTTTATATATGGGTGATGTTGTACCTTACCACTACCAGCCGCAGTCATTAGTAACCATTGCAACTCTGGGTGCTTACTAACATCACTAAACTTGTGATTGATAAGTTCATTTACCATCCAAATGTAGTCAGGTGCTTGTTTGCCTTGCACACTACTAGCATATCTCATCATCATCCAAGGACTGAATGCTTTCTTTTGCTCAGGTGTTAGTTTGTTATACCAGCCTCTATCTTTTTTATCTATGGCTCGCATAACTTCTGCTAAAGGTATTTGAGGTTTCTTTGCCATTATCCTCCGCCTACAATTTGTTGAAATACATTCATGTAATACTTTTCACCATCTGCAACTGTTTTTGTCCATTCTTCACTGGCATTTTCATCTGCTTGGTCACTTACATATTTAAAACATCTAAAGTTTACTTGTCCTTCTTTACATGCTTTTGCTATTGCATAGGCTTCCATGTCTACCACATCCGCGATAAGACCCATATTGGAAGTATCATTAACAAAATTATCACCAGTACTACAACACATATCACTTATTGGGTCTCCAAAACTAATTACTTTATCTTGTTCAAAAGGTGTTTGTCCTAATTCAAATCCCATTTCACAACACAACATGTCACGTTGAACAAAGTTTTTTATTTCATGTATTCCACTTGCAACAGTAACACCACCGACTGTACCAAAATTAAATACTGTTTCTGGTTGATGTCTTTCTATCAATCTAGCCGCAGTAATACCTGCATTTACTTTTCCAACACCTGTAAAAAATACATTTTCCCATTCTGCCATATTGGGTGCTTCTTGTTCTAAGGCTATTAAAATTATATTACGCATCATATTCTACCACACTAAATGTATCTATTCCACAGTACCCTTGTAGTTTAGCAGTACCTTCTAAGAAAGTCAAGTCTATTACACAGGCATATTTTACATTCTGTACATTAAAGTTGCTTAAGAGCTCGTATATTGCACTTGCAGTACCACCCGTAGCACTTACATCATCTATGATACAAACGTTGCTGTCAGGCCCTAATTTTGCGTCTTGCTTAATGTTTAAGTTGGTTTCCGCATACTCATATGTAAAATGATGTGTATGTAGAGGGCCAGGAAGTTTACCTGGTTTACGGACAATGTGTAATGGAACTTCCATATCTATTGCTACTGG